GGCGGAACTTGTGAACAAGAAGAAACCGCGTTTGATCGCCAACCACGGAGCGCGCCGCCTTGCGGCACTGGCATACGTGGCTAAGATCTACGAGACGGTGTTGTTCAACGCGTTTGAATACGCTTCAATCAAGAATCGCCCGAAGAAGACCGCGTTGACGGAGATCGCGAAGAACATGGCCAAAGTTCGTGGCGCGAATTGCGGAGGGATTGAGAATGACCTCACGGCGTTTGAGTTTGGCATTGGGGCCGAACATAAGCGTTGTGAACAGAAGATCCTTAAGCATATCGCTTCCTTGCTTGACCTCACCGCGCATGGTACCGATAAGGCTGAGTTCGAACGAGTTGTGGACCAACGCGACAAGTGCGTTCGTTGGGTCATGAAGTTCGTCGACCCCGAAACTGGGGAGCACAAACGGGTTACCATCACGATGGAGCGCCCCGCTCGCGAGAGCGGTGACAGGCTCACCTCTTCCGGCAATTGGTTGCAGAATCTCATCGCATGGATTCTCATCCTCACTCGCTGGACGTTGGAGGACCTGGAAATGGCGATCCTGAGTTGGCTGAAGAACAAGGGGAGATATTTCATTTATGTCTCCCGATTGGACGGCCACAAGTATTTTGCGGTGTTGGCTTTTGAGGGAGACGACACGCTTGGCAAGTTATCGGAGGTTGCAGCCTTCGGTGAGGCCGAGCGGTTCATGCGCGACGACTACGGCTGGAAGCCCAAACTCAAGGCCGCTTCGGCCACGGGCGACGCCGTTTTGACGTTCGTCGGTGTTGAGATGTTGTTTAAGGATGGTGCGCCCGTCATTGAAGGCGGCACGGTTGTTTGCCAACCGGAACTCAAGCGTTGTTTGCAGACGAAGAGTTTCACCGTCACTTCCGCCTCAGTTGAGGAGGCGAAGTTTAACAACAAGGTCTACGCGACCGTGATGGCAGAGCAATTTCAAGGCAATCCCATCATGGTTGCGTTTTTCAACGCCATGAACGACGACAACGACGCCGCTCCGACGAAGCTTACGGAGGACTGCAGGAAGTTCGTCTCTTTGCAACGGCATGGCAATGTCGATGTTGAGGAGGAGGTCGAAACGACCAAGACAGAATGCGTAAGTTCTGAAGCAATGATGAGGCTTGCCACGGTCGCTGCGGGTCCATACACGCCGATCGAGTACGCCACAGGCTCGGCCATCACCACTCTTCTCATGAGTGGGGACGAGCTACGGTCTTTGCTTCCGAAAGCCTGGGTGGCTTAGGCCACATTGCGCCGCGTGCGCATCTTTTGCATGTCACTTAGCTGTTCGACGTAAGTACCGCTTTTTCTTG